CTCCACCACCTTGATAACCAATTCTTCCGCCTTGAGCGGCAAATGTTCTATTACCTTGAAGCATTGGCACATATTCAGGATGCTCTGCTATCATTCGATTGTATTCTGCTTCATTCTTTCTTTTTAAATCTGCCATCTGTTGTGCGAATTGTTCTTGTGACTCCATCATTCCAAGTCCAGAAGAACCTGCTAACATAGGAACAAATGTTCCGGGTTTACTAGCTGCCGTACCTAATGCTCCCCATGAAAATGGTTGCGCTCCTGCCGAACTACCCGGAATATTTAAAGTAGAACCAGCTTGAATTAAATTTGGATTAGTTATAGATGGATTAGCAGCCATCCATGCAGCTTGGTTTCCACCATGAGTACCCATTAATCCACTAAGTGTATCTCCTGATACTACTGGTGTTGTAGCTGCTCCTGCTGCTCCTGCTGCTTCTTTAGCTGCGAAAGGACCACCCATCATCGGTAATAATTTACCCAGACCATAACCTGTTAATCCAGCTAATAAACCTTTCTGCGCATCACCTGTTTGTGCAAATGTAGCTAAACCAGAACCTAATGCCGCTCCTCCTATAGTACCTATGCTGCCGCCTAACATTCCAGCAGTGCCTAACGCACCGCCAGCCAATGAGCCTAATAATGGTACCAAGAAAGGAAGGAAAGCTTCCGGTTGCCCTGTTTCTGGATTAGTTGTTATAGGCATTACTTGTGATAATCCTGCAACTTCTGCTGGATTAACGTGCATTAACATGGAATCGCCATAACGACCCTGTGCCGCTACATTCTGTGCTTGTTGTACTAAACCGCCTCCTGCATAAGTACCATACTGTCCTTCAGGCATATTCTGTAATGCTGCCATTCTTCTTTGTCTTTCTCGTTCTATTTTAGCTAACCTTATTTTCTCTGCCCGTTCTTTCTTTTTATTCCTAACTCCAGTTGCAGCGTATAACCAATCGACATCAATTGTCTCAACTATACTTCTTGTATCGAGGTTATTGTCTTGAACAAACTCTGATAATGTATAAAGAAAATCTTTTCTTATTAAATCAGTATTTTTTGCAAGACTCTCTGCTCCTTCACTTGCGTATTTTTTAACTATATCTGCATACTTTGTAATTAATTTTTCTGCACCTTTACTAGCTTTAGTAACATCTAAACCAAGTTCTCCAGATTTAATGTATTGATCGGCTCTATCTAATCCGTTAATTACTGCACCAACATCCTCATTTAAAAAATTAGTAATACCACCTTTTATTGCATCTGGTGCTTCATCTACTGCTTTATTAACTGCTTTTGTAGCATTTTCTGTTGCTTTAGCAACTTTCTCTGAAACATTAGCAGCAACAGGTTCTAGTGCATTAAAAATACCAGCTCCTAATTCTTGCAATGTTGGCTGACCAGAAACACCAAGACCAACTGGCATCCCTGTATTTGGATCATACTCGATATTAGATGCGCCCGGTATTTGACCTTCATCAGGTGCTGGTCTTTTAAACCAATCCCATGCTGATTTTCCTAATTCTTGTAATGTTGGCTGACCAGAAAGATCAACACCTGCGGACATTCCACCCGCCATTTCCACATTAGACATACCAGCTATTTGTTGATCAACTGAAGGATGAACAGGCTGCAAGAAAGGTTTTCCCATATCGGATGGTACTGGAATACCATCTATCATATCGTGGGTAGGCATTCCGGCAATAGCGCCTTGATCGGCTGGAGGAGTCACAGTAACTGGTGTTGCTGCACCGGGTACATTCATCATTCTGTCGTAATAGATTAAGTCTCTATCTTTAATTTGTTGATTAGCATCCATTAAAGCATCTACTGTAGTGCCGTATCTTCTAGCTAATGCTGACAAGGTATCACCTTGTTGTATTTTATATTGTGCCATTATCTAACCTCTTTAGTTTCACAGCCGAATAAATTAAAACTGACATCAGCTCCGCTTGCGTATACTTTTATTACATCAGTTTGTGCCAATGTCATTCCTATAACTACTGTTCGTGTGGTAGTTGCCGCCAATGATTCATCATAAAAAATATATTGTTTGTCATTAGCGCCAGCTCCGGCAGGATGAACGCTTACCCTGAAGGTAATAGCCGACCCTGTACGATTACATATAACGAGCGAACTAATGGTTGTTTGTGTCATATCAGGTACTGTATATAACGTGGTTACAGTAGTTGCTGACGGGTCTAGTTGACCCAATACTTTTAAAATATCAGCCATCTTTAGCGCCCATTAACAGAAAAGAATGTCTTTTAAGTGAGTTACTGGCAACTGTGGTTTTCAGTTCTTCCAATCGTTTAATTTTAAAACTGATATCTTCAATTGCCTGTTCAATACTTCTTCGTGTAACCGCTTCATCATTTGCGTCATATTCTTCCGAAGGCAATGGTAATGAAATACTTCTAATATCCATTTAAGCTGCCCTCTTGTTATATTCTTCAATGTGTTCTGGATATAGCACTTTGATTAAGTAAACAAAGTCCTCAAAAAATAAATCGCAAGTAATAAAATTATTAACTGGTAAATAATTATTTACAGCGTGTAACGGCAATCTAACTTTAATTGGTTGCCTATCAAATTTATAAATTAATGTAGGCGTACCTTTATCTTTGGAAGCTTCTACAACTTGTTCCCACCATGCAGTAGCTGGTTCTTTTCCGCTTGCATATCGCTTGCATTCCAAATGCCAATCACCAAAAATTAAATCTGGTAAATGTTTTTCTCTGGTTTGTTCCAGTATTCTTTTTAATTTAACCACAAGACCAAGCTCTTCCGACAATGAATTTGCTATCATTCTTTCAAAACTCGCTCCTTTATTCCTTGAATTAGTCATCTATCTCTTCCCGTCAGGTCTAATATCCAATCTCAAGTCTCCCAATCGCCAGCCAAAATCACTCGAAGAATTTGATATTCTTAATGCACATTGTCTGCTTCTGGCTCTTGTATTGCTGAATGTAGATTCAGGGGTAACACTTATTGTCTGTAAAGTTGATAAACTTGATAAAGGATAATCCCTGCCTTTGATGATAAAAGACACTGTATCATCAGTTGTTTGTTGATCCCTAAATTCTATATCAGGTATCAATCTTGAAATGTGAAGAAAATGATCCCCATCAGGCTGTAAATCAAAATCACTGGATTCTATATAGGCGGTAAATGCACTACCATCATCTCCGTGACCCTTCTCGTGATCATATAAATAATTGGTGTTGACCGAGCTACTGTTCTTACTGGCTGCAATGGGATAATCCAATAGATTTGCCTCATCCCAAGCGGTTCTTACAAAGTTATCGGTTGTTGTTCCTACTGACCAGACTTGCTCCAAGAAGTTATATAAAACATATTTATCAACTTCACTGCTGCTTCCTGACGGATAGAACCATATAATCTCATTGGCATTGGAATTAACACCGGCAAATATCTTATGTGCCTGTTCCAGATTCAGATCAGATAAAACATGATCCAATACGGAACAGGGCAATCTGGATACAGAACCTGAGTAAACATAAAATCCGCCTCTATCCATGAAATAAACTTTATTATCCGCATTAATGGATGCATTCGGAGATATCAAGGAAAAGCCTTCGGCAACCTCATTAAATGAAAAAACAAAAGGTGATCCCACAAACCTCATGGAAACCAATCCAACATCGGTGAATATTAATATTTCCTGTCTTGTTTTAAGAGCGCCTATAATCTCTGATCCTTGCGATAACTGGACACCACCCGCCTGATTAATTGCCGTGGGAGTCCAATCTCCGGCACTCTCTGTATCTGAAAATCTTACCAATAACGGATCAATCGTACTACTTCCGATTGTATTGCAACCAAATGCTATAACGTGCCGATCAACATCCGATACCATTACCTGTAATGCTATGGTGGGAGCATCACTCGCTCCGCCTATTGCGGTAAGATTTGTTCCCCGTGCGGATGTACCGGCTGATTCATCCCAATAATAAATAGCACCGCCTCTCACGCAAGCAAGAACATCATCCCCGAAATTATCAATAGACCATAATCTTAATTGATTGCTGGCGGATAATGATGATGTTGATCCAAATGTACTTGAACCCCAAGCATCGGTTCCCCATCCCGTTGACTTAACATAAACATCCAATCCAGAATTAATCTGATATACGCCATCAACGCCTGAACCGCCATTACCGGAATCGCTGCTATTTGCTGTCACTTCATCGCCAGAAGTATCTTTTGCCGTAATAGTATAAGTATTTGTCGTTGGAACAGAAGCTATTTGATATTCTTGGTTTAGAACATCGGCAGTAATTAAACCACCTAAAGTAACTGCACCGCTTATTGTTACAAAATCACCTTCTTTAGCTCCATGAGAACTATCGGTAGCAGTAATGATGGATGATCCATCAGTAGCCGCAAATGTAATACCATCGGTAGTGGTAGCCCTCTCAGGCGTAATATCATAAAAACTGACTCCTTCCTTGACGTACAGTTTTTGATGGGTTCCCACTATAGTATAATTTGTACCGGCAGTATCATTATATACAAGAATTTTTCTACAGGTTCCTATAAAGCTATTACTACTATTTTTTAACCATCCGCCAATTCTTTCAGGTCTGCCTTTCCTGAATCTGACTTTATCGGCATCGTACCAACCATTCTCGTTGCTGTAGTTAGTTCCTTCTTTATTAATACCGGGTTTGAAAATATATTTAACTAATGGCATTTAACCCTCTACTATCATTATTCTTAGTCTTTCGCTTCTCGCTCCAACCTGTTTACTCCATTTGCTGTCCATCATTTCTATACCGGCTTTTTCCCAATCTTTTGCTTCCATTGCTGCAAGAAATTTTTTAAAACCGAGTAATCTGGTTAGACCTAGATTGAAACACATATTGATTAATGCTCTTGCACGAACATCGTTTAAATCCTTATACCAATCAAATGTTTTATTCAATTCTTTCGTGCATTGAATAATATCATTTACCAGTAAATATTCTATTTCATCTTGAGATAAGCCAACTTCCTGAATATTTCTGCCAACACCGATTGTCCATATGCCCAATGAATCCTGATAAGCTTTATGCTCAATTCCTTCATCCCGTTTCAATTCTTCAATTAGTTTCTCGTTATCCATATTCTTTATGATTTTTCTTCTTTATTAGAAGCTCCAAAATAAAAACTAGATATACCTGATACAAGACCACCTAAATATCCTAATACCAAACTAACAATAGTGTCGCTATTTTGATCTGGAGGTAAAATAGTTACAGTAAATATGTAACCCACAAAAGCTATCAAAGCAATAAGACCAAATACTTTTGGAGTCCAATCTTCTTTAAAAGCTTTTCTGGCATCTTGTATATCCTGTGTTTCAAGGGCATATAGATCAACATCGAGTTCTTTCATCTTTACTTCAAAGTCAGCATCAATCTTTTTAAGTTCTGTAAGTTGCTCTGGTGTTGCTGCTTGCATGGCTTGTTCTATTTTTTTTGGAGCAGGATCACATCCTAATACGTCAGCCACCATATTTGCTGCCATATTTCCCATTGGACCGCCTAAAGCCGTACCAATTGTAGGAGCTACAGCACCGATAATATTTTTTATAAGTTTAAACTTCATTTGATATTTCCATTAATATTGATTAACTGTAATTGTTTTCCCATGTATATACTTCTAATGGTTTTTCTTTTCCTTTAACTTCAATAGGTTGCAATGATTTTAATTTAAAATTACTGTACTTAGAAGTTTCTTCACCAATCAGTACATTAACTCCTGCTACTTTTGTCGCACTTTCCAATCTTGCAGCTACATTACAGGGATCACCGATAAGGGAAAAAGCAAATCTATCCGTAGCACCAAAGTTACCTGCAATACAAATACCTGAATTGACACCTATACCTATCGCTATTTCAGGGATTCCTTCTTCTTTAAACTTTTTATTTAATTCAATTATATTTGTTTCTATCTGTCTTGCAGCCTGTAAAGCTAAATTATGGTGATCTTCCTGCGGTAAAATAGTATTCCAGTGAAACATTCCAGCATCACCAATAAATTTATCAGTGACCCCTTCATATTGATTGACCGCATTTACCTGAACATTCAATACATTATTCATTATGTAAGTTACCTGCTCTGGTTCAACAGATTCAGATAAACTGGTAAATCCTCTAAGATCAGTAAAAATAATACTGCAATCCCTTCGCGCTCCATTAACTTTACATAATGCAGGGTTATCCTGTAATTTCTTAACCATTCTAGGATCAAGATATTTGCCAAATTGCTTTTTAATCTGTTGTCTAAGTTTATATTGCTGCCTAAATCTTAGATAAAATGCCGTAGCTCCTGCTATAAACTGGCATATTAAAGTCCAAGTAACATCGACCAATAATCCATGTTGTATCATATAGAAGCCGAAATACGCGCTTACAGACATTATTGCTGCAAATAGGCTAATACCTAGCGTAATACCAAATAAAAGCAATACAAGCCAAATAAGAGCCACTGAGAAAAAAAGTATCAGCATCTCTAATGCTAAAGCATAATCAGGTATATAAGGGCTATCTTCTATTAAAATACTTTCAGCCAAAGCTGCCTGTATTTTATGTGGTTCCAATAAACCTACTGGAGTAGCAAGTTGAGGCATTACTCCTTTGGCAGTGACACCGACAAATACAAACTTACCTTCTACATCCATTTCTTCCAAAGTTGTCTGTGGTGTATCTACCCAACTGATCCACTTTCTGCCAAACGAATCCACTTTCACGGCAGGTAAACCTCTAACCCTTATTTCTTCTAAACCATTTTGATTTGTCTTTATGACATAAGTATCAGCATCTACCAATACTTTTAATACTTCTGTGCCATAAGCAGGAACCCAACCATCAGGAGTACGCATTAATAATGGTAAACGCCTGACTAGATTATCTATATCAGTTCTTGCTACTGCTATCCCTTCATTGGCAACCTCTGACAACATTGGAATATTGTTAAGCACACCTTGTGATTCAATACCGCCAGTATCTTCCCCCAATATGACTGTACCAATCGTCTTGGGATATTGGTTATTATTATTTTCAAATAAAGGCAGAACCGAAGGTGCATAACTCAAGGATTCGGCAAAAGCATCATCGCCACCCAATCTATCTTTATGTGGGAATCCAATAACCCAACCTACTCCTATAGCACCTTTTTGTAGTAATTCTATCTGTATTTCAGCCAATCTTTGTCTAGGTAAAGGATACCCGCCTTCTTTATCAATATCTTCTTCAGTGATATTGAGAATTGTAAAGTAACCCGAAGGTGGCTTTTCAGCGACTAAAGCATCAAAAGTCTTTAGTTTTAGTACCTCTAAAGGTTCCCATTGGAAAGATACTGGAATAAAAAATAATACAATTAATGCAAATAATTGCACATATCTAATCATACTGATTGACTGTAATCGTTTTATTGCAAGTACCAGTGCAATCCAATGTTACTGTGTAATTCTGGTTCGTTGAGCCTGATTGTGTAGCATTAACTGTATAACTACCCTGTTTTACTAAAATATTCCCGACATGAGTGCCATTACCACTTTGCGTTAGATTGACTGTATTGTTATCTGATGGGTTATTTCTAAATTCTATATCCCCGTCTTTAGCACCACTACCTGATTGTGTAATCGTTGCATCATTATTATTGCAATTACCACAGGATTTTATGTAAGCGTTATGGTTTCCTGTTCCAGATTGTGTGATTGTCCAGTCAGAATAATCACCGAAAGCGTACATCTTGGCGTAGAAATCATCCCCTGTTTGGCTAATGATATAGTTATTGTTATCACCGCCCATATATATCTCAGCATAATCATCATTTCCTATCTGGGTAATGGTGGTAACATTATTACTGTAATCCAGATCAAGGTAAGCGGTGTTATTATCCCCTTCCTGCTGAATCGTATATTCATTATTCGTATGATTAGTAAACTGTGAATAGGCTTTTGCAAGGTTTCCATCGCCAGTCTGGTCTATATCAATATCGGCATTGGTGCATAAATGAGTATCAAAAGTGCCATCGGACAATCCGCACCATACCCTCGCGGTATTACCTGCACCTATCTGATCTACCAGAATCTCAGTACCACTGCCTTTGGTTCTTACTTCAACAGTATTATCTGCCGCCCATAAGGGAAGGCTAATTAGACTGATTAATAGTAATCGAACTATCGCCACCACCATTGATTGTTGCCCTTATTTGTTTTCCAGCAGTTAAAATATTAAGGTTATAAGCTCCTTCCTTATCCAGTTCCAAATCAACTGTATTTTCCACTTGCCTGAAAATGGTTAATATTTCACCTTCCACGAAGGTATAAGTCTGATTATTCTGGTCAAATCCTGCCAATATTCCTTCCAATTGAACTCCATCCAACTCACTGACCTTTTCTTTATCTTTACCGACATCTTCAATGACATCCAATAAATCAGCAAGAAAATCCACGTTCAATAGGTCTATATCTAAACGATTGACTTCATCCAACTCATTCTCATCAAGATCATTCTCATCCAGTTCAGTTTCTTCCAGTAAATCAACATCCAGTATATTGGAAGCTGTAGCACTTTGTTCTTCCACAGCCCTTTCAATTTCATCTGGCGGATTAACAATTAATAAATTATCAATAAAATCAAGGGTTAAGTTGATTAAAACTACTGGCTTTGTCGGCATGGATTCACCTACACTGACCATCGTTGCCTGAAAAGGCTCGTTTAGCACCACAGTACCTGCTAACGAATCTACTGTTATTTCTCCTGACGAAGTTCCATCTGCATCAGGTAAAAGAATAACCAGACTTCTGCCTATCTCATCTACTGTAGTAGTGAAATCAGTTCCACGAATCGCAATATTGGCTGTTGGAGTCTTAATACTGATATTTTCTTTATTGATCCTGCCTAATGCGCCTGTAATAAATCTTGCCGTACCACTAGCCATACGAAGTGCCATCTTGCTTTTGGCTGGATTAGGATCATAAATATACTCGTCAATAATAATCTTGGAAT